GCTTCTACAACGAGGGTATCCTAATTGTCGAATCTATAATCCAATCAAAAAAGTTTTTATGGAAGCCCCTCCATATCCTTATGTTGCTTGGAAGTGTTTAAATGGTGATAAATCTGATAATATCCCCGCCCTTCTTAAACCAAAGAAAGCTTTAGATACCGTTAACAATCCAGAACTATTTAAAAAGTTTATGGAAGTTGAAGAGAATCGCGCCAATTTTAATATCAATCGTCAGCTAATTGAATTTCGTTCAGTTCCTATGGAAGAAATTGTTCTTCATGAGGGCATCCGAAATTTTGATATAGTAAAGCAAGAATTCGCTAGAATGGATTTTCAGTCCATTATCAACGATAAATCCTGGGAAAAATATACAAAAACATTTGATTGTTTGAGGTACTAAAATGGGTCATAAAGCATTAAAGTCAGACATGACTTACGCTCTAAAAAAAATGACCAAGGAAGGTAAGACTATTACCTTCGAGTCCTTTGCAAACAATCTAGAGTTGGTTGATGGTGCTCTTGTTTTATCTGGTGATAAGGTAGATGTATTGGAAGCATTTGTCTTAGTTAAAGGCTTCCAATGTTCAAAAGAACAGGCAGCCTATAGTGTTTCTCTTACCGATATGATTTCGGAACAAGGCCAGATTGCTAAGACTGATTTCTATGATTTCTTAGATGGTTTAGAGAATGTAGCGGGCAGCGACAAATCTGAGTTCTATAAGGTTGGAGTTTATATTCGTGAGAAGTTTACTCCAGTTGGAACTAGATCTGAAACTTTACAGAAAGTCAAATACCAAGACGCTGTTAAAGTGGAAACAGTTCGTAGGTTTGTTGTTTACAACCGACCAGCTCCAGGATGTAAAAAGACTGGCGCACCTACCATTGTTGAAGTGGAATACGAAGTATTCATTCCGCTTCTTGCTAAGGATGGAGAGTTTGCCGCTCGCATTCTAAAACCAGAATGGCTATGGGAACCTACCCGTGTTCTTCAGGATGGAGTTTTGGTAGACGTGGTGATGCCTCAAGTTTATGCAAGTCATGCAGTGTATGAAACACTAGAGCTTGCAGAAGTTGCAGCATTCAGACAAATTCGTGGCGGTCTTGATTTTGAAGTTCGCAAGGGAAAGATTCCTTCCTACACTGAAGAAGACTTCAAAACAAGATGCGATCTTATTCAAAGGATTTGTCTATCATGATGGAACAAACTCTTTTAGATAAAGGCGGCATCATAGATTATGATACTGCTTTTCTTCCTAAAGAGGAAGCAGATAAGCTGCTGACTTTTCTTAAGGAGAGTGTTTCATGGGAACAGAAGTTCTATACTGATCGTAAGACGGGAAAGCAATATGCTCAACCCCGTCTTACGGCTTGGTATGCTGACGATCCTGGTATGAAATATTCATATTCAGGAGTTACGCAAAAGGTACAGCCTTGGCTACCTGAGCTGCTTGAACTGAAGAAAAAGATTGAGGCGGTCTCGGGTGCCACCTATAATAGTGTGCTGCTTAATTTCTACAGAGACGGCAGGGATTCTGTTGGATTGCATGCCGACGATGAACCAGAGTGGTAAAGACTCAAACATTGCTTTGTTGTCATTGGGTGCCACCCGCTCCTTCATTTTGAAAAGGAATGGTTCCGATTCATTATCGCTTGAATATAAATTGAGCCATGGCAGTTTATTGGTCATGAGTGGCACTACCCAATCTTATTGGAAGCATACGGTCCCTAAGGAATATAATATCAAAGAAGGTCGAATTAATTTAACCTTCAGAACTATCTACGTATAAGATACTATTATGAGAATCTTTATTATTGGTTTACCTAAGAGTGGTCGAACGACCGTATCCAAAGCCGTAGCTGAAGCTGGCGGTTTTGGATACATTGACGCAATGTCATGGATTCGATCTACCTTTCGTCCTCGTAAAGAGGGAGAGCATTCTCAGCAATATGAAGATGAATATCAACAATATCTTACTAAAAGAATGATGGTTAATCCAAACTTCATTAGTGATCATGTTCAAGAGATGATGAAGGTTGGTGGACATGATAACTTTGTTATTGATGGGATTGTTTCTCCTAAAGATTTCATGACCCTATTCAATTATCAACAAGATATTGTTGTGTTTTTGAATAGAACTGATGAAGATCCTGAAGGTAAAGATTACGAAAAGATTGGTGTGTCAGTTGCCCGCGACTATTGTTATTGGATGTCTGCTGCAAATCTTTTAACTAAAGATAGGTGGTTGGAGTATAACTTCAAGATACCTGGAGAAGATTCTGCTTTTGTTAAAGCAATGGGTACACATAATAGTGTATTCATTGTTCGATCAATCAACAAAGTAATATCACACCTTTCAAATAAACTAAAAGAGGTTGCTCAAAAATGAGCATTACTTTCATTGATTTGTTTGCTGGTATTGGAGGATTTAGGGTAGCGCTTGAGAAATCAGGGGCAACTTGCGTATTCTCTTCCGAGATAGATAAGTATGCTTTACAAGTCTATAAAGCAAATTTCAATGAAGATGCTAGTGGAGATATCACTCGTATCAAAGAATGGGATATACCGGCGCATGATGTATTGTGCGCCGGATTTCCTTGCCAAGCTTTTTCTGACTTTGGTAACCGAAAAGGCTTTAAAGATCCTAGAGGAGCTCTCTTTTTTGAGATCGTTAGGATTTCCAAACATCATAAACCAAAAGTTCTTTTGCTTGAAAACGTGTTAGGTTTGACTTGGCATGATGAAGGTAACACGTTCAAAACTATCATTAATAGTCTAGAAGAAATTGGTTACAAAGTCCAATGGCAGATTATGGATGCTACTATGTTTGGATTGCCTCAGATGAGGAAAAGAATATTCATCGTAGGTATTAGGGACGATATCAAAGCATCGTTCCAGTTCCCAGAAGGAACACCCACCGCAAAAAAAATGAAAGACATTATCGAAAGTAATGTCGATGCCAACCATTTTATTGCTGAAGAGCGTTATGAGCGCGTGCTTAAGCAGAAGGCTAATGGTAAGTGTCAATATAGTCACTTCGTTATTGGGCCTGATGACTATGCGCACACTCTATTAACTTCTAAGTATGAACATAACTTGGTGGTGGATCCATCGACTCCGACTGGTAAGTTTCATAACGTCAAAGCAAAAACGGCGAAAGCTGCTCGAATTAATAAGCAGCATGTTCGCCGTTTGACGCCAAAAGAATATGGAAGACTTCAAGGATTTCCTGATTCTTTTAAGATGCCGGTATCTAACAAACAAGCTTACCGTTTATATGGCAATGCTGTTGCGGTACCTGTTGTATCAGCTATCTTTGAAGAAATCAAGAAGATATTATGATTGAATAATCTCTTGTACTTCTTGGATAAATAGTTGGTTAAAGATATCCTGAGCCAATTGATCAGCGGTAGCTTCATCAATTTCATCAGGTTGTGTGCCCACTTCTTGTGCTATCTTATATAGAGTTTCTGCTTCCATTAACTTGGCAAGTAGTTCTAGTCTCTTAGAAATTGTAGCTTTAGTTTCTAGAGAAGGAGGGTCTTCTTGAAGCATATTCTTATAAATATATTCAATAAGAATTGGGTAAAACTTTACAGAAGTTAGATAGTGAGAACGGCCATATTTACTTCCTTTTTGTGGGAAGTATCTGACGAATATATTTAACATTCTTTGAAGTTGTGATGCCGCATCTCTAAGAGCAGTTTTTTCAGCTTCGCTGATATTCCAAGCTCCGGAAGAATCTTGTTGTTTTTGTATGTTATACAAAAACTCTTCTACTCTTTTAAAGTGTGGAGCTAATCTAAGAGCCCATAGATATCCTCTCAGATTCTCTGATCTCAAAAGCGTTTGTTTAATTGCTTCTTTTAAATCTTTGATGGCTTTGAATTTGTCAGGATTGTTTTTCTTTTTGATAGCCATAGATAGCGCATCAACATATGGAACTAAAATTGCTGCTTCAGCTTCAGAAAGTCCACTTTCTCCGCCACCTTTCTGTCCTGGTATTACTGGTCTAACAACATATTTTTTAGCATCAGAAGTAATTGTGTTGTTTAGTTCTCTAAACTTTTTTAATAAAGCTGGATAAGTTGCTGTATTAAAATCTACTTGTTTTTGATATCTACCACCACCCCTCATAGGTTCAGCAGTAGGAACATAATCTCTACCTTCTAACGCAGCCTGTTGTTTTGTTCTTTGTCTATCATATTGGGCTTTAGTAAGCCTATCGGTAAACTGAGCTGCACCATTGATGGCTTCTTCCATCTTTTTAAATTGTTCAGGTGGTAGGTTTGGATCCGCAGTAAGAGTTGCAATGAGTCTGGCTCTTTCTTTAGCTTCTTTGCCATAACCATATTTGCCAGAAGTTCTTAGCTCTTGAAGCTTGAGTTTTTGTTCCAAAATTCTACGTTGTTGACTACTAATGCCCGGTTGGTTAAGTTCTTCTCTAAGCTTATCAGCTTCAATATTCTTATAGAATTTGTTTAGATTACGTTTGAGTAAGCGTCTTTCGCGCTCTAATCTTTTTAATTCTTCACGAATCTTAGCAAGGCGGGCTTCTTCTGGATGAGGAACTTCAGTTTCAACTTCAATCTGATTAGAGAGTTTGATAGCCTCTAATGTAAGTGCACTAAGTTTTCCTAATACATCAACTAATGTACGTAAATTAGCTTGAACTCTAGGATCTTTACGACCTGCACGGGCAGATGGGGTTAGTAATTCTGCTGGGCCATTTAAGTCGCGATCATATTTCTCGCGCTCATTAGCATAGATTGCTGCCCAGTCTTTATAGGAATGAGCTTTGCCAACACTATAACCTCTTCCAGTTCCACTCTGTGCAGCTTCGGGGCTAACACCTCCAGTCATATCAAACTGAGATACCCCGCCCTCTTCTTCGAAAGCTTTAGAGCCTCCTTCATAGCCTAATAGGCTAGCCTCATAAGCAGAGACATTATCGTCTTCTCCTTCAGGCTCATCATAGCTATAAGGACTATCATCACCACGAGCTGCTGTAGCTGCTATTTGTAGCTCGCGCACATCTCCTGGTGAATCAGGGCGTTGAGCACGACTTTTGATAGAATTACCAATTTGATTTAAAAGATTTTCAACTGGTTCAGACTCTTCCTCATCAGGATCAATATCCTCAATAATACTTGAAAGGGCCATATAAACAGTATGAAAACCGCCATTAATTTCGAGGGCTTTACCATACATAGCGGACAAGATTCTTAGGTTATAAGAAACTTCAGGATTAACTGCTTCTTTGGCGGCCTTGATTAGTTCGGTTAAAAGAGCCTTATCATCTGCTCCAAGAGAAACTAAACTATAGGTTTGTGCAACCTTGAAAAATTCATCTATTCTTTTGATTAAGCTTGGCAAAAATGGCATGTAATCCCTATAAACTTTTGGATTTGTTGAACTGTTATATATACTTTAATATGACCTCATCTGGTAAACTAAAGGCTCCTTTCCCATTTTTCGGAGGCAAAAGTAAAGTGGCCCCTGTTTTTTGGAAAGGATTAGGAGAAGTTACCAACTATGTGGAACCTTTTGATGGTTCACTTGCGGTATTGTTAAATAATCCTAAGCCGACCAAAATCTAAACAGTAAACGATATCGATTGTTTTATTACTAATTTTTGGAGGGCGGTTTCAAAAGAACCAGAAGCGGTCGCCAAATGGGACGACGAGCCAGTCCACGAGGCAGATTTACATGCCAGACATCGTTGGCTAATTTAATCAGCAACGAATGAGTTTCGTCTCAAAATGAATACCGATCCTGATTACTATGATGTAAAAATTGCAGGATGGTGGGTATGGGGAATGGGTGTATCTATTCCTGGTAATTGGTTACAGCAACGTGGATTGAATGCAATGCCTATGTTATCTTCGGCTGGCGACAATCCCAGGATGATAGTTATTCTATGTGGCTATGAAGGTGACCACGGTATCCCTGATACTTGGCAAACTAATGGCGGGATGGCTAATCAAGCTGCTGGAAATAGTCGAGGCAAAGATAATAAAGCTTCTGAAAGAATCTGGTTTAGTCCTCATTGTTTGAAGATAGGGGATGAGTAATGGAGGCGCAATGCCAAAAGTGAATATTAAAATTGATCAAGAGTTGTGGGATATGTTTAATGAACTACGTACAATTATCAAAGACAATCCCTATCTTCAAGATGAGATGAAAATCAAAATTCAAGGTTTGAAGAGAATGTATTTGCGATTGGTTTGGATAACCTGAATAACCTAATAGGTTTTGCGAAAGCCTCGCTCATTGCAAAAGAAACTGGTAAGACTGTTGAGTTAAAAGCCGAATTAGGTGAAGATAATAGAATAAAAACTAAAATCAAAGACAGCTCGAATTGATGTAAGCCTCACATATTTGTCGGAAAATGGTTTCACCAAACTCATTGAGTGCATAATTGACAGCTACACAAACCAGTCTAACATTATCTGGCGTATATCCTTTAGAACAATCTATTCTATCTATAGATGGGGCCAATGGGCTTGCTTTACCATCAGTACGATTTTGCGGTATTTGAAATTCTATTTTTGTAAGGGCACATTTTCCATTTTGTTGGTTCCATAATTCTTCTATGAATGAGGTTGATAGATCGAAAGGTATTTGTTTATTTTGCGCCCTTCTTTTAGCAGCGTGATGTAAATCTACAATTCTACCTTTAGTAGATTTATAATAATTGTATTGTGTTTCTCGAAATTTAGCGCGATTAGTTTTACGCCATTCTTTATTCATTTTAGCCAGCTTTTTCTTGTGTGTCTCACGATATTTTTGATTATAAATCTTAGTGCATTCTTTGCACCAGCTACAAGCAGTTGGAACTTTGTCTGCACATAGATCACATCTATTCTCTTTAGAAATATCTGCTGAGGAAATGGATTGGTTCAAATCTCAAGAAGGTATTGTTCACGGTGTAGAGGAAGATACTGAGAAAACTTATGTAGAAGTTTATACTGTTGGTGAATTAATGAAGGGTGATTTAGTTGATTGGTCTACCCTAGGACAAATTTTAAGTGTTATTGGAACATATTATTAATGTTATCTACTATGTATTATCATAGTATATATGTATGTTCACTGATCTAAAACAAAAATTCTTGTTCAAGTGCGAAGATTGCGCAATGATTGTTTCCGTTGAAATTGAGGAAGAAGAAGAGATTAAAGAAATTCACGAGAACAAATTTGTTTTTGAATGCGTTTGCGGCGGCAAGAGTAAAATATTACGTGATTAATGGAAGACTTAGTAAGCGCTCTATTGAAAGTTAGAGAGCATCTTTCTAATAAAGAAAGATGGGAAACCAATTGGGAAAATAATAAAATTACTGGGTATACTAGTGGTTCATTAGGTGGCACTTTAGGAGGGTTGTGGAACTCAAATAATAATGCTAACTATGTAGCAGCCCATCGTTGTGTTGCAATGGCAATCAAATAATTGTTTGGTCCTTTACAAATGAGTCGTCCTATTACTTTTTTAAACGAAGGTAATCCAGTTTCTGATACAGAGTTCTCAATCATTCATGCTTTTGAAGAACGAAAATGTCATGAAGATATGATGCAGGTACTTGATCTAGCAATCAGATACGCAAAAGTCTATATATTTTCTTAATCAATTCTACTAATACCGATATATAAGTCTTATCGAAAGAGGGAATTTCGATTTGGGCTAACGTCCGTTATTTCAGAAAATTATCTCCGTCCTTGACGCCGATTGTGCAATTATTTACAATGCGCAACCCGACGACAAAGGCATAAGTGTCGTTTCAATTTGTTGGGACTATTTCTCAAATAAGGAGTATTATCATGTCAAACAAGAATCTATTTTCTAACAAGAAGAAGTCCACGGTATCCATTTCTCCAAAAGTAACTCTCAAACCAAACACGGTTAATGAGGCAGGAGGGGCTGCATATAAGCTATCCGATAAAGCAGCTTTAGCACAATATGCTATGACTGGTACCTTTAGTGGTACATACTATACTTCCGATAAGGATCAACTTAAGCGCACGCTAGAATTGGCTAATAAAGTAGAGCCGGAATTCGTAGCCAAACTGGCCGTATATGCACGCCAGAAGGGTTTAATGAAAGATATGCCTGCTGTTCTTGCGGCCGTGGTTGCAGGAAAAGATACCGATCTTTTGGCAAAGATTTTCGACCGTGTTGTCGATAATCCAAAAATGCTACGTAACTTCGTTCAGGTCATTCGATCTGGGGCAACTGGTCGTAAGTCTTTGGGTACTCGTCCAAAGAAATTAGTCCAGAAGTATCTGGAAAAGTTAACTGATGAACAGTTGTTCAAGGCTGATGTTGGTAACGATCCGTCGTTGCAGGACATCATCAAGTTGGTCCACCCAAAGCCAACCAACAAGCAGCGCTCTGCATTGTATGGCTACTTGCTAGACAAAGAATACAATCAGAAGGATCTAGTTCCTTTAGCTAAAGAATACGAAGCATTCAAGAAGAACATGAAGGGAGAGATTCCAGATGTTCCATTCCAGATGCTTACAGCATTACCACTAAAAGAGGAACACTGGAGGCAGATTGCTGAGAATGCAACCTGGAATCAGGTACGTATGAACCTCAATACGTTTGCCCGCCACAACGTCTTGTCTGACAAGAATATGGTCGAAGCTTTGGCAACAAAGCTTTCTGATCCAGAATTGATCAAGAAGTCCAAAACGTTTCCATACCAGTTGTTCACTACTTACCAGAACGTGGATTCCACGATTCCGGTTAGACTAACAAACGCATTGCAAGATGCGGCTGATATTTCTCTGGAAAACATTCCAGAGATTAAGGGAAAGGTCTACGTCATGGTAGACACCTCAGGTTCTATGAGTAGCGCTATCACGGGCAACCGCGGTTCTGTTACTACCAAGACTCGTTGTATCGATGTGGCAGCACTAGTTGCAGCAGCAATTTTGCGTAAGAATCCAGATACGGAAATCATTCCATTCGACACTTCTGTACATGTTGGTCACCGATTCAATCCACGTGATTCAATTATGACCAATGCAAAGACTCTGGCTTCATTCGGTGGTGGTGGTACCAACTGCTCTTCTGCTTTGGAGTATGTCAATTGTAAGGCTGGCAAGGGAGACCTTGTCATCTATGTGTCTGACAACGAAAGTTTTATGGATGCCCAGCATTATAGGCAGACTGCCACAATGAAAGAGTGGGATCTTTTTAAAAAGAGAAACCCAAATGCCAAATTAGTGAACATCGACATTCAACCATATTCTACTACCCAAACCCACGAAAGAAGTGATATTTTGAATATTGGAGGCTTCAATGACTCCATCTTTGAGGTTATTGCTAAATTTGTAGAGTTTGGCAATGATAAAGAACTATGGGTGAAAACCATCGAAGAAGTGCAGATTTAAGCCAGAATACGGGTGTTTTCTGATATATACATAGTATGTCGCTAAACACCCGTATTTGTTCAACTTGTGGTCTTCCTAAGGCTTCAGATCGTTTTCAAAAACGCTCGTATACCACGAAAGCTGGTGAGATAAAATTCTGTTACTTGTCAAGGTGTATGGATTGAAAAAACACCAAAGCTAGGGCAACTAATCCCGATACTAGGGAAAAGAGAAAGAAGACCAGAGCCACTTATTATTTAAACAATAAGGTAAATATTCGAGCTAAAGGAAATCTCTACTATCAAGAAAATAAAGAAAGTGTTCTTACCGCTCAAGCAGAATATCGAGCTGCCAACAAAGATAAAGTAAGAGAAAGTAAAAGGCGCTCAGAGAAAAAGAGAGAGGCTAACGATCCATCTTTCAAATTAAGGAAAAGAATATCCGCTCAAGTAAGAGATCATTTAAGGCGTTTTGGTTCCTCTAAACAAGGAAACTCAATTTTAGATTTCTTAAATTATACGATTGATGAGTTGCGCAATCACCTTGAAAAACAATTTGAGCCATGGATGAATTGGAATAACTACGGTATTTATAACTCTAAAACATGGGATAATGACGACCCGGCAACTTGGAATTGGAGTATAGATCATATCGTTCCGCAATATAGACTACCATACCAATCCATGGATGAAGAGAATTTTAAGAAGTGTTGGGCGTTGAAAAATCTACGACCTATGAATGCAAAACAGAATCTATTAGATGGTGTTAATAATAATAGGTAAAATATGATACTATATCTTTCTACTGGTGCTCGCCTCGAAATTCAAAATGACAAACCAATTGGCATTGGTTTTATAACACAAAAACCTACCAAAAAACTATGGCTGGAGTCTAAAAAAGAAGTGGAGAGTTTGTTGGGATATATGATTGTAGAATGGGGCGCCTTTGTAAATCCCTCTACTAAAATGTTTTGGACAGAAATTGGAGATAGTAGAACTTGCTCATCAGGAAGTCCTCGTTTGGAAACATATCTTGAACAAGATTAGGTAATAAATATGCTAAAAATAAAACTATCTGATGTAAAGATATCTGAAAAGTTTGATTCAGAGGGAGAAGAAATTTTACTCAAGTTAAAAGCTTTATCTGAAGACTATATGTCCGCTAGTATTGGTATGGGTGATTATACAAAGTTTTGTTTTACCGGCTCTCCAAAGGTAGATTTTCAAGCCCCATCTGATAAAGATATAATTCATGCTGGTCTTTATGGAAAAATTAACGGAATGAAAATTTATGTTGGAAGGGGATCAGAAGATGGTTTTGTTTTAGTTGAGCGAAAAATGTTTAACTAGCAATAATTTCATATAGTTATATGCTTATCTACAAGATAGAGCTTTTTGATGGTAGGATGTATATTGGGCAGACGACCACTTCTTTAATGAAGAGGGTTCAAGCTTATAAAAGAGATGTTAGTACGTATTTGAATGGTAAGTATAAGCATCGTTCGAAAATTATTCGAGCACTCGCCAAATATGGATTTGATAATTTTAGAATCTATCAAATAGACTCCGCTTCTTCGCAAGAAGAATTAGATCGTAAGGAACAGTTTTGGATTTCAGTATATAATTCAACTGTTCAAGGTATTGGGTTTAACATTCAGTTAGGTGGGTTCGGTGTTGGGAAACATTCTGACGAAACCAAAAAGATAATGTCAGAAAAGAAAAAAGGCAAGCCGCCTCCAAACAAAGGAAAACCAGGACCGCGTGGGGAAAATGTTGGCAATGCATCTTTTACTCAAGAGCAAGCCGATCAAATCAGAGAAGAGTATAAAATAGTTAAGTCTTCTGTTAAGTTAGCGCAAAAATATTGTGTAGCAAAACAAACTATACTTTCCATTTTAAATGGAAAGACTTATAATTCTGATGGTGGTAGTGTAGTAATTCATTCAAAACCTTGGTTCGTATATATAATTCAATCTCAAAAAGATGGAACGCTATACACAGGTATTACATTAGATGTAGAAGCGAGATTACAAACTCATAACGAGGGCCGTGGGGCACGATATACTCGTGGTCGCACGCCATTTGCCCTTGTTAAGTATTTCACCCGCTATACTAAGGGTGAAGCTTTGAAATTAGAATATCAAATCAAACAACTTTCAAGAGAAGAGAAGTTGAACTTCAATGTCTAGACGAGGTGGAAGAAAAGATTTTAGTCCTCAATTCGAAAGAGACTATACTTTTTATCTGTCTAATAAAGGCAATTTTACTTTTGCAGGTTCAAATACAAAAAAAGATTATGGTATTCAGTTTCCGGGCGAACCGGAACAACCTGATAATCCATTTAGGATCCTTTACTCTCCAAATGGTAAAAGCGCAAAAGAATGCTTTCACCAATTAGATAGCACTGGTAAATGTAAATCCTGTGCTGAACCACAGCTCCTTGCTGAAATTCTAAACTGCAAAGCCGCAATCAATTTACAAATTAAGATTTGGGCACAAAGTAGAGCAGAGTGGACTTTATCTAAAATTGAGTTACAAGAGTATTTGGAAGAATATAAAGCTCCAGAGTGGGTGCCAAAAGCGATTGAGAATCAAAAGCTTAGAATCCTAAAAGAATGGGCCTCTGAAAAGAAGTATGAACAGGATCTTTATAAGAAAACGTTTGAACTTCATTTGGGAGAGCTTTTGGAAGAGCAGAGTAGTTCCGGTGTTATATTAGATCACAAATGATCAAGCACTGATAGGAATACTAATGACCAAAGAAAATTTTACCTCTATTAACGTAATCATTGACGCCTCCGGCTCAATGGCTCACCTCTCTCATGACACCATGGGTAATTTCAATTCCTTCCTTAAGGAACAGAAAGAGTTTCCAGGTGAAGCAGTATTCACGCTTTGCACTTTTAACACTGATTATCACCTTACTCATGATTTTGTAAAGATTGCCAGTGTTCCTGATTTAGATTCAAAGTCTTATGTGCCACAAGGTGGAACAGCTTTGTTAGATGCTGTAGGAACTACTATTGATTCTGTTGGCAGAAAGCTAGCGGCTCTTCCAGAAGAAGAAAGACCATCAAAGGTTATTTTCCTCATTATAACTGATGGCCATGAGAACTCTAGCCGCCGATACTCTGCTGAGCAAATTAAGAGTATGGTTGAACATCAGAAGAATGTTTATTCTTGGGAGTTCGTTTTCATGGGCGCCAATATTGATGCCATTGCTACTGGTACTAACCTTGGTATTTCCATGCAAAACACTCTTAATTATGATGCTACCTCTGTTGGTACACAAGAATTGTATAAGAGTATTAGTTCCAATATGAATGCTTATCGCTCATCTACTTCTTCAAGAGCTGATTTCTTTAATCAAACTCAACAAGGAATTGGTGGATCTTTAACTCCACAAACTACTGTAGTTACTACTACCACCACCACAACTGGCGGAAGCACTGGTCTTAAGGGTAAGTAATGGAAAAATGGCATGACCCTACTTTACCTTTAGGTAAAAGATGCGTAGAGTTCGCAAAAAATGAAATGGCTAATGGTGTAGCTGAGGACAAACCTAATTCGTTTACCTCTCCTCGCATTAGAGAATATTTCAGCATTTGTACTCGTTTAATTAATGGTAAAGAAACGCCAATTGGTAAAACCTTTAAAGCAGGTAATTGGTGTTCGGCGGGCGTGTCATTTGTTTTATCTAATTCATTTTTAGAACAAGACGGTTCCCTTCCGCATGGTTACAGATTGGGTGTCATTGAAGTAATGTCTGACATGCAAAAGAAGGGAACCTATCGTTCTATTGATCAAGTAAGAAAAGGTCTCTATAAAATTAAAGTTGGAGATCCTGTCTTTTTTGATCGTAGCAATCCAAATAATTCGGCTTCTTCTTGGTGGCGACATATTGGATTTGTTTATTCTATTGGGACTGGTGGTAAATTTGTTTGTATTAGTGGTAACAATGGTGGCAAATGGCGCTTAAGTAATCACGATATAAATCAGGCATCACTACTTGGATTTGGTGATTATCCTAATGTTAAGGTAGCAGAGACTTCAGAAGTAGTTGTTACAACGACCGAGATAGTTACAACACCTTCTTTTGATCCAGTTGTAGATGCAAGCGATGTAGATACTAACACTCTAGCACCACCACATGATACTGGAAAGGGTTTAGGGAAATCTAACATTCTAATAGAATTGCTAAATACAATTATACGTCTTTTTACCAAAGGCAAATAATATGTGTGCTGTTTCAGTTATTTATGATATGTTTGGTAAACAACTCATCCAAAGCTAACAGAATGAAACAAGAGAACACATTAGAAACTCTTGAAAAGATTATTACATACATCAAGGAAAGATTATGAGCGTCATCGGAATATACCCAGGCACTTTTGATCCTATTACAAACGGTCATTTAGATATAATTAAACGAACCATGCAATTTGCCAAAGAACTAGTAATTGTTGTTGGTATTAATTCAAATAAGAAAACTCTTTTTTCAGAAGTAGAAAGAGTAGATTTAATTAATAAGACAATTGATTCTAGGATTGATTTTTTAACTGGTACCAATATCAAAGTAATGTCTTACCAAGGGCTAATTGTGCAGTTAGCACAAGAGCTTGGCGCCTCGGTAATCGTAAGAGGTATTAGATCTGTTTCTGATTTTGAATATGAAATCAATCTAGCCAATGTAAATAAAACTCTGGCACCTGGTATTGAAACTGTATTCCTTCCTACCCGGCCCGAGTTGGCTGTCGTATCCTCTTCGATGGTAAAAGAAATTGCTAAATTTAGTAGAGACATCAAACAGTATGTGCCAGAACATGTTGCACAAGCAATAAATAATAAATTCGGTTTTGTGAAACATGGAGATGAAAAATAAAAATTAGCGGCCGCTTGACGGCTTAATTTTTAGGACTACAATGTTCGTTACTTCAAACGAGGAACTTATGTCAATTTCTAGTAATGAACTTATTGGGATGGAGAAACAAGCAGCCCTTGATCTCTGTGAACAAGAAGGTGTTAGGGTAAGAGTCGAAAATGAAGATGGTGAACCTTTTATGTTGACTATGGATTATATACCTACCAGGCTGAATTTAACTATTCAAAATGGAAAAGTAGTCCGTGTTCGTCACGGATGAAAATCTAGGCATAGCGTGATATAGAATATACGATTCCGCATTTATGGGGGAGTAGCTCAGAGAAAGAGCGCAAGGAGTCCGTAAGGAAAAACCTTGAGGTCCCAGGTTCAATTCCTGGCTCCCCACCATATGGGGCGGTAGCTCATCGTTAGAGCGCGGTTCGTACAGGACCGAGGTAGCCGGTTTAATTCCGTGCCCGCCCCACCAAACCGAATGCCAGTAGGATTACATCGGTTACAAAATAATCTTACTAATTCTTTGTCGGTATCCCGCCTGACGCGATCCTCGGAAGGATCTCCGGTCTGTAAAACCGGCGCCCAAGTGCTAAGTGGTTCGACTCCATCAGACGGGACCATCTGACTGTATGGGAGCTTCGGCTCTAGTATTTTCAGAAGCTGAAGCTTCCTAAGTATTTACAGTCTGATCCTTTACAACTTAATATCTGTTTCGGGGATTAGCTAAGCCTGGTATAGCGCCTGTTTTGGGTACAGGAGGCCACCCGTTCGAATCGGGTATCCCCGACCAAGAGCTGATATATCTTCGGTATGCCGAAGAAATTCAACTCAGTCGAAGAGCGCCGTGCTTATTGGAATGATTGGCACGAGCGTAATAAACATAGAGAAGACTATAAAGAGTCTCAAGCCGAAACAAAGAAGCGTATCCGCAAGGAACGAAGAGAATGGTTTCAAGAACTCAAAAAGAATCTAAAGTGTGAAAGATGTGGAATCGCTGACTATAGAGTATTGGATTTTCATCATCCAGATCCTTCCCAAAAAAGATTGTAAAGTAGCTAATATGGTGAGGTCTCGATGGTCTCAGAAAAGAATTCTAGCTGAAATAGAAAAGTGTGAATGCCTTTGTGCTAACTGCCACAGAATAGTACATTGGGAAGAAAAGAATGGCCCTGTCATCTAATGGTTCAGGATATGAGATTTTCACCCTCATCATGTTGGGTTCAATTCCCACCAGGGTCGCCATGACGAATGCCCGAAAGGGTTTACATTGTATGCGAAACAATCCGATGGAGTTCGATTCTCCTTTAAGGCTGGTGCCAGGTAAAACAACTCTTTCATTTTTAGTCGTCAATCAGAGCGTGGTGTTCAATGGTTAGCATCCGTGGTCTGGAACCATGTGGAATCAGTTCGAATCAGTTCGAATCTGATCGCTCTGACCAAAACGTGTTATATATGAAAAAGGATTGTTTGGTAATTGGCAGGGACGAGTAAAATATAAATCAGGAATTGATGTTTAATGGCTAGCATCCTACCTTCGGAGAGTAGTTGAAGTGGTTCGAATCCACTATTCCTGACCATGTAACAAATGCCTGTGAAGGATTACATTCAAAAACGAGAAGAGGGTCCGATTCCCTCCACTGCAACCATAGTTCTTACGAGAACGATTCTCTACGGAGATATTGCAATGTGGTGTAATAGCAACACGCGAAAAATAATCTTTCCAAATCTTCGTTGTTACTCATCCTCGTTTTAGGGTCAAACCTAGAATGGGGGTCATGAGGTCACTCAACTGAAACCTCATCTATCTAAGTGTTCGTTCATTAATACTTAGAGGAAAATGTATAGTGAACGTAGCCATTAGGTTCCCAGCGGTCGCATGGCTACATTAGATTGTTTAAAACTATCACTGGGGGCGTAGTCGGTTGCGCTTGACATTCCGATAAAATGTGGAAGTGAAGATAGTTCCCTCTGTAATCCGCAGCTATCACGTAAAGTAACTTAGTGGATTACGCTATTATTGTGGTGTGGGGGAATGGCAACCCAGGACGCTGTTAACGTCCCATAAGCGAAAGCTTCTTACTGGTTCGAGTCCAGTTGCCGCAGCCAAGATTATGGTAGGACATGATATATACTACCATATGAGCAAAAAGAGTTCTAACACCGTTCAGAAAGAAATATCTGAACTTTCGAATATCAGAACAAAGAAGAAAATTGAAGCTGCAAGCCATCGCATATAAAGGTGGCAAATGTGAAAGATGCGGTTACAGTAAATGTCCTGCCGCAATGGTGTTTCATCACCCTGATCCTAACCAGAAAGATTTTGGTATAGCAGCAGGTGGTAATACAAGAAGTTTCGAAAAGATTAAATCAGAAATTGATAAGTGTGTTTTGTTGTGTATGATTTGTCATGCTGAAATTCATTTTGAAGAAGATGAAAAGCAACGAGAAATTAAACGTCAAGAAATAGAAAACGAGAAGAGAAAAACTATTCCACTCTATCACAATGGTAGTGAACCGAGCTGTTAACTCGTGATATCCAAGTTCGAATCTTGGGGGTGGAGCCAGTATTCAAGCGTAGTCCAATGGTTGAACAACTGCCTGTTAAGCAGTCATTTGGAGGTTCGAGTCCTCCCGCTTGAGCCAAATAATACAGGAACTGATTAGACCGGGATGATCTGTATTAGCTGTCACGAAAGGTCAATTCGACGTGACGACAGGAGTTGTTCAGCTAGGTAACAGATAGCTGACAATCTTCTGATTGATGAATGCAGTAAGGACTACATTACTGTAACGCCCGGAAGGGAAACCCACTCCTAACGCATATAAGAGTGGTAGAAAATGCAAACTGAGTGCCTGACAAACTTGATAACCAGTAAAGCTTCAAGTGTAGGCGGTGAACTACTAAAATTTGCCGTGAACCTCAAAGATATCCTTTACAGGACCCAATGAGAAAATTCACTGTCTTTGCTAACCCTTGTCATC